CCGTATGGAAGATTTAAAACAGGCTTATATTGTGTGTGAGTTTCCAGAATCTCAAGTTTACGAATTTCCATATAACTCTGGTCTTTCACAGGCACAAATATCAAGAATAAGAATGAACGGAAAGTATTTAAGACGGCTTTTAAATCAGATAGAAGATGATTATTCAAACATCGAAGTAGTTTTTTGTGAAAATAGAATAGCAGCAGAGGCATTTACTTATGACATCCTCAAATTCTGGGAAAATAAGATCTCGTCGGAACCGACCTGACTTAGTTAGTAACATTCAAGACAATTCTATTGATATAAGAAATAGGATTATTTATATACATTCTGAATTTGAAATCGAAGAAGCCGGTGTTGATTTTAGAATGGCTGTATCTTTTATCAAGAATCTTGATTATCTTAACAGTATATCTACCGAGCCAATTACATTAAAAATGTTTAGCTGCGGAGGATGTTGGAACTATGGCATGGCAATGTATGATGCTATAGTTGCTTCTAAATCTCCAATAACAATGATATCATATGCTCACGCATGTTCAATGAGTTCTATTATACCTCAAGCTGCA